AAAGCGAAACACTTGATGACCGTAACTGGGTCATGGACTTTGGAGGACTCAAAGCCTTTAAAGAATGGAGTGAATGGCAATTCGATCATACTACAGTTATTGCCAAAGACGATCCAGAATATAAAACATTCATTGAACTAAACAAAATTCAAGGCGGCTTCAAAAACATGGGTATCATTGACCTTCGGGTCGTTGAAGCTGTGGGCTGTGAGAAGTTTGCAGAACTGGCCTATCGTGTTATGAATGAAATATTAGAAGCATACAAAGAAGGACGAGGCTGGACACACCCAGATGGTCGTGTGTTCGAAGCACGTTATCCGGTAGGCGCAGGTGTTCGTCTACGTTCAGTAGAAGTTTTTGAACATGCTGGCAATTCTGCTACTTACGAAGTATGAACAGTTTTGAAAAAATATGGGCTCGAGCAACTGGGCACTTGATGGGAAAAACGGATGATGACCGTCCAGACGTTCCTATTTTGACTGTGCGTGAAGCACGTATAGCATTATTTTTAAAAACGTTTTGGGTGGTTATTCACGTTGTCACCTGTTTGTTTATCATTGCTAATGTAATTAGACATTGGTAAAATCTGTCATTGACAATCCAAGGACATAATGCTATAATGTATTATGTCCTTTTTTATTGAATGTAAATATGATTAAACGTATTGGTTTTGCGTGTAAATGGATTGATCACCCCAATCAAGTTGATGGAATTAAACCAACTGACGATTGTAAGAAATACAATACTGGGGCAACAACTGTAGCTTGGCTTAATCGTCAAACTAAAGATGTTGCTGTTGATAAACTTTGGTCTTTAGTTAAACAAAATATTGAATCCACTAGACCGCCAGTAAGCATTTTAAACAAGTGGGGGATATTGCTAGAGCCCGTAATGTTCGCCTTAGTTTTCATCCTGGTCAATTTACTGTGCTGGCAAGTGACAATCCAGATATTGTTAACCGTTCTATAGAGGAGTTTGAATATCATGCAGATATGGTTAGATGGATGGGCTATGGCTCAACGTTCCAAGACTTTAAAATCAATGTCCACATATCAGGTAGAGCCGGTCCCGCAGGCATCAAAGCCGCACTTGGGCGTCTCTCACCAGAGGCGAGAAACTGTATTACTATCGAAAACGACGAAATCAGTTGGGGAATCGAAGCCAGTCTCGAATTGGCAAACGATCTCGCTTTGGTGTTAGACATACACCATCACTGGGTTAAAACTGGAGAGTATATAAATGCCAATGATGACCGTGTTAAAAAAGTTATTGATAGTTGGCGTGGTGTCCGCCCTGTTATACATTACAGTGTTAGTCGTGAAGATGTACTCAGAGATCATGACACTGCCAATAGCCCAAACTTGGAGCTTTTGCTAGAAAACGGCTACAAGAAAGCAAAACTAAGAGCACACAGCAATTTTTACTGGAACAATGCTGTTAATGATTGGGCACTTACTTTTCGAGATAATTTTGACATTATGTGCGAAAGCAAGGCTAAGAATTTAGCCAGTCGAGCTTTATACGAATATGCTCAATAAGAAAGCCCCAAAGGGGCTTTTCTTATATCAAGAAGATCTCTAATTCTTTATAATTATTTGGTCTTCTTTGGCGCTCTTGGCTTAGCAGGTGCCTTTGCAGGTGCCTTTGGCTTAGCCGTTGCCTTTGCAGGGGCTTTAATTTTAGCTGGTGCCTTTGGCTTTGCAGGGGCTTTTGCCTTTGCTGGTGCCTTTGGCTTAGCTGGTGCCTTTGCTCTAGTTGTTTTGGCTGCAGGAACTGCTACAGAGCTAGTATCTTCAACCTTAACAGCTGGAGCTTCAACTTTATAAGGCGCTTCTGCGGCAGACTGCTTGGCAGCGGCTTTTTCAGCTTCAGTTGGATAGCCCATTAATGATTTTAAAAATTTAATCATAATTTTAATCTCCTTGTCTTTTAATTATGCCGGCATCTTAACCACTAAATAAAAAATGAATGCTTGACAAACATTAACAAATATCTTATAATAATCAGTATGGACCATAATAAATTAGAAAAACAAGAATACAAGTATGGTTGGGCATTTGATTTCGAGTCTGAAACAATATCCAAAGGGTTAAACCAAGAAGTAATAAAAAAGATTTCCTCATTGAAAGAGGAACCTGATTGGCTTTTGGATTGGCGACTTAAGGCTTATCAATCTTGGCTCGAAATGTCTGAACCATCTTGGTCTACTCTTAACTACGAAAGAGTTGACTTTGAAGACATAAGTTACTTCAGCAGACCAAAAAAGCGACCAAAAGATTTAAGTGAAGTTGATCCTGATATTTTGAAAGATTTTGAAAAATTAGGAATCCCTCTTGAAGAACAAAAATGGTTGGCAGGTGTTGCTGTTGATGCTGTACTAGATAGCGAGAGTTTAGGTACTACTCACAAAAAAGAATTAGAAGATCAAGGAATTATTTTTTGTAGTATCAGCGAAGCAGTAAAAAAATATCCTGATCTTGTCAAAGAATATTTAGGATCTGTTGTTCCACAAAGAGATAATTTTTATTCTTGTCTTAATAGTGCAGTTTTTACTGACGGCAGTTTTGTTTACATACCTAAAGGCGTGCGCTGTCCGTTAGAACTAAGTACCTATTTTAGAATAAATGAAGCCAATACTGGACAATTTGAAAGAACTTTGATAATTGCAGACGAAGGAAGTTATGTAAGTTATCTAGAAGGGTGTACTGCGCCCAAGCGTGATGAAAACCAATTGCATGCCGCAGTAGTTGAATTGGTGGCGTTAAAAGGTGCAGAAATAAAATATTCAACTGTACAAAATTGGTATCCTGGCGACAAAGATGGTAAAGGCGGCATTTATAATTTTGTCACTAAACGTGGTATTTGCAAAGGAGACAATAGTAAAATAAGTTGGACACAGGTTGAAACCGGGTCAGCCATTACCTGGAAGTATCCAAGTTGTATACTTAAAGGCGATAATTCTATTGGCGAATTTTATAGCGTAGCATTAACAAAAGGAAAACAGCAAGCTGATACAGGCACTAAAATGATTCATATTGGTAAGAATACTAGCAGTACAATTATCAGTAAAGGAATTAGCATGGATCAAAGTGTTAATACATATCGAGGACTTGTAAACATAATGCCAGGTGCTACAGGAGCTAGAAATTTTACACAGTGCGACAGTATGATAATTGGCGATGAAGGTATAGCTAACACTATTCCTTACGTTGAAGTTAAAAATAAAGATTCAATAATTGAGCACGAAGCATCAACTGGTAGATTAAGTGAAAAACAGTTGTTCTATCTTGGTCAACGAGGCATGGATACTGAACAGGCGGCTACTACAATTGTTAACGGATTTTGTAAGGAAGTTTTTAAAACACTTCCATTAGAGTTTGCGGCGGAAGCCCAAAAATTAATGAGTATTAAAATTGAGGGATCATTAGGATGAGCTTAGATGAAATTAAACAACTAGTAGAACAAAATAAAATAGTGCTTTTTATGAAAGGAAACCCTCAAACACCAGCTTGTGGATTTAGTCATCAAGCTGTGCAAATATTACGAGCATCTGGAATATCTCAATTTGAAAGTCGAAACGTATTAGAAGATAACGATTTGAGATCAAACATTAAACAATTTAGCAACTGGCCTACAATACCTCAGTTATATATTAACGGTGAATTTATTGGCGGCAGTGACATTATGATGGAAATGTATCAAAGCGGTGAAATGAAAGAACTGCTAAATGCTACAAATTAAAATTAAGGATTCAATAGGATAATGTTAAAAATAACAAATTTGCATGTCAATGTTGAAGATAGTGAAATACTATCTGGTATTGATTTAGAGATAAAAGAAGGCGAAATACATGCTGTAATGGGTCCTAACGGAGCTGGTAAAAGTTCTTTAGCTAATGTGATTGCGGGCAATCCAGACTACAAAATTACAAATGGAAAAATGAACTTCAAAAGAAGAATATTAAATCCTTTAACTCCAGACGTTAGAAGTAGGATGGGAATTTTTATGACGTTCCAAGATCCTCCAGAAATTGATGGCATAAGCAACTTGCAACTGTCTAGAGATATTTTAAAAGCTAGAGAAGATAATCGTAGCAGTTCAGATATCATTTCTGATTATAAGAAACTTATTCAAAAATTTGATCTTGGCTCTGAGTGGATGAAACGAGATTTTAACTACGGGGCTAGTGGTGGTGAGAAGAAAAAGAATGAAGTTTTACAAATGAATCTTTTAGATCCCACACTATTAATTCTAGATGAAATTGATAGCGGGCTAGATGTAGACGCAGTTAAAACAATTTCTTCTGATATCAAATCATTTTTGTCAAAAAAGGGTAAGGCAGCATTAATTATTACTCATCAACCAACGATCCTTGAAACAATAAAGCCAACACATGTTCATGTTATTGTAGACGGCAAAATCGTAAAATCCGGTGATAAAAGAATTATTAAAGGGATCATTGAAAATGGCTATCGAAAGTTTTCTTAAAGTAGACAAAGCAGACCCTGATTGGGCCTACAGTCCTTCGCAATACTTTGGCAAGCAATTTAAAATGATCGATGCTAATTGCCTGCAAATTAAAGAGGGTACTGACGATGTGATGATTTTGAGACTGAGCCCAACAGAAAACGAACTTCTGTGTAAAAATTTACAAATAGTAGGAAGGGATTCTAGTAAGCTAGATCTTTATATTATTTGTGAAGGCGGTGATCAAACTCAACAGGTATTTTTATATAATGTGTCTTGTGAGCCAAATAGTATTCTAAATATTGGAATATTTGTAAAAGATGGTAAACTTAACAAACATATATTTGAATGCGAAGCATATGAAAATTCTGAAATAAACATTTATGGTTTAGCCGAAAACGATATGAATGGAAGCAGTGAAATTATTGCTAAAGTTTATCATGCCGGGCCAAATGTTATAAGTCAACAATTAGTAAATTGTTCTTCAAGTAACAAAGGAAGAACTGTTTTCCAAGGCTATGTTAAAATAGACAAAGATACCAATGGTAGTTTGACCCAAGTATCAAATGCTAGTATCATTAAAGATGAAACTGGACAAGCATTTAGTATTCCACAATTAATGATAGAATGCGGCGACGTTGAAGCTAGACACAACTGTACTGTTGGACAGATAGACGCAGAAAGTTTATGGTACTTACAGAGTAGAGGAATTAGTCTAGAAAATGCTAAAAAACTACTGGCTGAGATACACCAAGACAGAATTATTAATTTAATTCCACATACGGATATTCAAGATGAAATCAAGGATTTTTTCCGAGATTAAACAAGAGTTTAGTCTTCCTAACGTAACATATTTTGATAATGCAGCCACAACCTTTTGCCCGGATGTGGTTGTAGATGCTTTGGTGGATTATCATAAAAATTATAAAGCAAACATACATCGAGGTATACATAGATTAGCAGAACGAGCCACTGAAGAATATGAAGGTGTTCGTAGTAAAGTCAAGACTTTAATCAATGCAAAAAAAGATAGCGAAATAGTTTTTACAAGTGGTACCACGCATAGTATTAATCTGATAGCACTTGGCATTTGTAATAAATGGGGTCCTAATGATACAATCATTGTTACTGAAAGTGAGCATCATGCCAACCTTCTACCTTGGATCAATGTAGCTGAAAAATATGGCATTAACTTCCAAAAAATAAATGTCATTAAAGACGGATCTTTAGACTTAGCACAGTTAGAAGAAGTATTAGAAGAATGCAATGGAAAAGTGCTTTTCAGTATCGCACACGTTAATAATACTATTGGCAATGTACAGCCTATTAAAGATCTTTTTAAGTTAGTAAAAGAATTTGAGGGTATAACAGTTCTAGATGCCGCACAAAGTATTGCCAAAGAAAAAGTTGATGTTCAAGATTTAGACGCAGATTTTATTGCTTTCAGTGCTCATAAATTATACGGACCTACAGGTGTTGGTGTTCTATATGGGAAGCACAAATACTTAGAAAAAATAGAGCCACTACTTTGGGGCGGAGATATGATTAGTTCTGTTAGTTGGGATACTATAAGAGTTAATCAACTTCCTTGGAGGTTGGAGGCAGGAACTCCTAATATTGGAGGAGTCATTGCCATGGGTGCCGCCATTGATTGGTTTTTAAGTTACGATATTGAGGAAATTAAAGTACACAATAAACTCATGAATGCAAATATACAAATGATGCTAAATGAGTTAGACTTCATTGATCAATTTCATCCAAACTTCTACAAAGCAGGACTTATTAGTTTTAATATTAAAAATTGCCATCCTAGTGATGTTGCACAACTATTAGAAGCACAAAACATTGCAGTTCGAAGTGGGTTTTTGTGCGCTCAACCTATTGTAGAAGAAAAGTTTATTAATGGTGTTGTTCGTGCCAGTTGGGCATGTTACAATACTAAAGAAGACATTGATAAACTAAAAAAAGGCCTTGTTACTTGTTATGAAAAACTCAATTAAAGATAAGATATCTGAAATTAGAGATGAACTTGAGTTGTTTGATGACGACATGCTCAAGTATGAGTATATAATTGACTACGGGGATAAATTACCAGAGTTGGGGGAAATATATCAAATCCCACAATATTTGGTATTAGGATGTCAGAGTAAATTATGGATTAGGGACTTTGGAGACAAAAAATTAGAATTTAAAGCCTACAGCGAAGCTAAGATAGTCAGAGGTCTAGTTTCTATTATTTTAGAAATTTTTAATGGCAAAACTAAAGAAGAGATACTTGAAACTGATCCAAAAATTTTAAACAGTCTTGGAATAGCTGGACTGCTAACTCCAGGACGACAAAACGGAGTTGGAAATTTAATTACGAGAATTTATGAAATCGCCAACAAAAGAGCAGATAATTGAAGCAATACGCACAGTTTATGATCCTGAAATTCATGTAAATATTTACGACTTAGGATTAGTTTACGATATATGCGTAGTTAATGACTCGGTCACAGTTAACATGACTTTGACTAGTGCTTTCTGCCCGGCAGCAGAAACACTACCAAATGAGGTCGAAGAAGCAATAAAAGAAATACCAGAAGTCAAAGAAGTTAAACTAAACATCGTTTGGGATCCACCATGGACCAAGGACATGATGTCAGATGAAGCTAAATTGGAGTTAGGAATTTATGATTGAAATCACTGAAGCAGCCGCAAAATATATCAAATCCAAAAGTGATATTGGGTTTAGGCTGAAGGTAAAAGAAAGCGGATGTAACGGGTTCAAATATGAATGGGCAGTTGCTGATTCTAATCAAGACAATGATATTGTAATGGAACAGCACGGAGCTAAAGTTTTGATAGATAAAATGACATATCTATACGTTCAAGATTCAACAATAGATTTAGAAACAAGTACTTTTAGCTCAACATTAAAAATAATTAATCCACAAGTCAAAAATACCTGCGGCTGTGGGGAAAGTGTTAGTTTTTAATATTTTCCCACTGGCAAGGTACTGCTTGCTGGCATATCCCAAATCAGTCTTTTTTCTACGCCCTTTTTCTGGGCAAATCTTTTAGAGTCACAATTTGAGCAAACATGAAAATAATTGTTGCTGACTCTTTTTGGATCAACGTTCTTCCTATATCTCTTAAATTCCTGATCACAACAGTCGCATCTAAAAATTAATATGGTGTTAAATCTTGAGTAATGGTGTTCCTTACCCAATTTACTCTTTCGTGTATACTCCTGTTTTTCTTTAGTAGACATTATGAACATATCGGTATTTACATTAAGTTTATAAAATTTTAAGGTAAATAATCGTAGACACAGGGCAATTGAGCCCTTTTTGGAGTTCATAATGGCAAGAAAAGATATCAATATTGGTTTAACAGGTAACGACGGAACAGGCGATAGTATCCGTGATGCGTTTTCAAAAGTAAATGCTAACTTCCAAGAGTTGTATGCCAGTCAAGGTTTAGAGTCTGGACTAACATTTAATAACTTGGTTGATGTCGTAAAACCATTAAGACCTAATACTGTTTTAGGCTTAGATAGTCTAGGAAATAACGTAGTCAGCAAAGATCTTGTAGTAGATAATGGTTTATCTATTGATTCCACTACAGATCCCTCTAAAATTGTTTTGAGTCTAGCTGGTATACAAATCAGTTTAGATCCAAACCCAACTCTTTCAAATTCACTAAATGCTGCCAATTTTAAATTGAATAATTTAGGAGATCCGGCGGCTGATCAGGATGCAGTAACTAGAAAATGGGTTTATCAAAATTTCCTAAACAGAGACAATATTGACTTATTATCTACGGTACAAAATCCAAATGGCAGCACTATGCGCCAAAACTTTAGGATTCAGCCTACTCCAGACAACGGAAATGCTAATATTGGGGATAAAGTTATTACTATTAAAGGTGCAGACGGCACTGGTAATAAAACTGTTGATCTCAATGTTCAAGCTGTATTGCCAGGACATGCTACACGTAAAGATTATGTTGATACTAAAATTTCGTTGCAGGGAACTGAAACAATAGATCCAGGAACAGGATTAGTAAATCGAGGTGCAGGTGTAATGACTGGACCTTTGATCCTAAATGACCACCCAGGAGACTATGAGGAAATAACACTTTCACCTTTAGGTGATGCTTTTGTAGAAGAAGATTATCGAGCAGTTACCAAAGGATATGTTGATGCCAAATCCTATAGCAGTCCAAGCAACCTATTTGTTAGCACAAAGGGTAATGACGACATGTGGGATTTTGACAATGATCGTCCAAATCCTGCTTATGGTTATCCAGAAGAAGAAATTGGTCGTAGTTGGAGTAAAGCGTTCGCAAGTTTACGTCAAGCATGTAGGTATGCTAAAAAGATAATGGATCGTGTTCAATTACAGAACACACCATATCAATTATCACCCGCCGCAATTCAGCGTTGGGTTCCACCATTTACCAACGCTTCATCAAGTCCAAGAACTAGAGTTCGTGTGAGTTTACAAAATCATGGATTTGTTGATGGAGATTATGTACAGGTCAGTGGAGCTATTTTAGGTACTAATAATTCAGACACTAGAAATTTAAATGGGATTTTTAGGGTCAATAAAATTAACAACAATTTATTTGAATTAAATTTAAAGTCATTGGTAAATTGGAACAATCCAGAAGTTCCACCTGGCGGCACAATTAGCGTTGCTTTAGCAAATAAGAAAGATGGTCCTTATAGCGTTTTATCTAGAGTAGATTTTGGATTTAGAGGATTTTTCATACCAAAACCAGAAATTACCATTATGGTAGAGTCAGGTGTTTATTTTGAATATTTCCCTATTATTGTTCCACCAAACGTTGCAATTAAAGGTGATGAATTTAGAAGAACCTTAGTTAAGCCTAAAGAAGGACCAGTTCTTGCAGTAAACCAAGACTTGAAATTTGTTCGCGGTGACAGAACCTTAGGTGCTGATTTTTGGTACAACACACATTACTATCACCATCTTGCTCTATCTGTAGGTGTAACAAACATAACTGGCAGTACAACTTTAGAAATTAGAAATTCAGCTTATATGCCTAAATCAGGCATGCGTTTAGTTTATGGTTCTACTGGTGGTGAGCCAAATGTTTATAGAATTGGTAGTGTAAGGAATATCATCTATAAAGAACCTGATCCTGATAATAATGTTGCTCCAGGAACGTATACAATGGATATTGTTGATGAGAATGGAGATCCAAAACCTCTTGCTCAATCAATTCCTGACGGCACTGTATTAGAATTCTTATTAGACAACGAACATTGTGATTCACTATTGGTCAATGATGCTTTCCAATTGCGTAATATGACATTCTTAGGATCTAAAGGCTTTACAATGGCCTTTGATCCAAACGGACAAATTTTAACACGTTCCCCTTATGGTCAAGTTTGTGCAACTTTTGCTGGTGAAGGTGGTGGTGGTCAACTTATTGACGGTATGGCTGGTAATCAAGTTTGTTATGTATTAGACAATAGATATACTGACCCATTTACTGGAACACAGGGTGCCCAAGGAACAAAGATTACTGTAACTGGATTAGAGAGAAGACCAGAAATACCAAATACTTTTTTCATTGCCAAAAAGAAATATATTATTATAGACAGTACTACTCCAGATTCAAATGGTACTGCAACATTAACTTTAAGCTCAACAACACCTATTGAGCAAGACGACACATTCTTACCTGCAGGTTTCTTGCCTAGTGGAACACAAGTGGTAATTGAAACAGCTGGTAATCGTTCTATGTTGTCCAATGACTTTACAATGGTCAATGATTTAGGTTATGGTATCATTGCAGAAAACAACGGAGTTTGTGAAGCTGTTTCTCAATTCACCTACTATTGTAGAACTGGTTATTTGGCTAGAGCAGGCGGACAGATTCGTTCTGTAGGTGGATCAAGCTGTTATGGTTTATTAGGTCTTGTATCAGAAGGTAACGACCCAAATGAAGCTATTCAAATTGGTAAGATAAGAACAACACCTGTTAATTATATAGTTCCATATATTGATAGCCCATTAGCTGACGGTAACGTTGGTGCTGTTAATATTATTGTTGGTGGCACTGATACCGTACCATTAAGAAACTCAACATTTAAATTAGACAAACACGAAATTGTTTTAAAGAATGTTGCCCGTGCTAGACTTCCTGGTGGTACACTAATAGCAGGACCATTGGTAGTTACTACTGTTTATAGTCACCCTTTTAGAACTGGTGATTCAGTTCAAATGACATCTATTAGAGGTGTTGAACTAAAACCAGCAGTTGAAGGCACTCCTAATATTTCAACAGACATTGATGGAAGAACTTATACTATTACCGTAGTAGATAAGAAAACATTTACTCTTAATGGTACAAATAGTATGTTGTACGCTAATGATTTAGGAACATACAACTTTGGTGATTTACCTGCTAGAGCAATATCTAATTTTGTTGAAGATGCACCAAGTACAGTTTATACTGTTAAGGGAAATCCAAGTGAAAGAAATATCACAGGTGTTGTTCGTTTTGACACCATAAGTGATAATGCTATTGGACAAAATACTTTAAAAGTTTATAAATTAGAACGCCCAGCAGTATTAAACATGCAGTTTACATTGTCCTCTACCAACCCTGTGGTTGATGAAGATAACGACAGTGTTTTCACTGTTACAGGAATAACTGCTAGAGAAATCAAATTCCAAGCTAGTCCAAGATTAGGAGAATCAGATAACGCTCCAGGCGCAACAACGCTTTACATTGCCAATGTTACTTCTCCAATTGATAATTCAATTATTACAAGTTCATTAAGTCCTTGGGCGCCAAAAGCTGGATGGACTTTCCAACTTTTAGATACGAATTTGGAAGAGCAAGACTATGCTAGATACACAGTAGTAGGAACACCAACATATGACTCTGTGACCCAACGATGGGCAATAGCATTGGATAGAGCACTGACATATCAAATGATAAACCAAGTAGCTTCAGCTCAATTTACAAGAGTTGACGGATACTGGGATCTAACATTAGATAAGAATTTAACCGCTTCTATTCCTGGTAATACTATTTTTACATTTAGAAACAGTTATTGGAACATTAGTATTGATCCTGCTTTAAATATTGCTCTTAAAACTTTCAATGATGCATATAATAAACCGCAGGCTTATCCATTTAATCTATATCAGTTAAGGTCCATATCTGTAAGTCAAATTACAAATAATCCGCCTATTATTAATAGCTCTGCTTTGAGATTCTCTGCTAGTAACTATGATCCAAGTATCTATCGTATTTTAGGAAAAACTTCAGATGGCGGCACAACTGTTGAGACTTACTTATTAACTGAATCTGCATCACCTTTAGTTGGTTTTAATGCCAATGCGGTGGCCAAGTTAACTGCCAATAAAACATTCATTCAACAAGAAACTATTGATTATCTATCAACAATATATCCAAATTTCCAATACAATCAAGATATTTGTTACAGAGACGTTGGATATATTATTGATGCAGTAGTTTATGATTTAACCTATGGAGGTAATGTTAGAAGTCGTGGAGCAGGCGCCAGCTATTATCAACAAGGTAATCCAAGTGCCGCACTAGTATTGGCTCAACAAAAAGGAATAACTGTTGATGCAATTAATTATGCAACACAGGTTGCACAATATGTTGTAAATCAATACACTGGTGCTGTGGGTACACAACTACCTCTACCATATAATGGCTCAAATTTAAACGGAGTACAACAATTAATTAATAATAAGCAGTTCATACAAGAAGATGTAATTGCTTATTTGAATAATCAATTTCCTGGATTTAACTACGACGAAGAAAAATGTAAGAGAGACGTAGAAATAATCATTAACTATGTTTTAGATGACGTAATATTTGGCACAAATTATAGATCTATAACAGCTGGATTAGCATATCTAAGAAGTTATTCTTCTAACGTCATTGCTAATCAAAAGATACCAACAATTGCAGGTATTAATAAAGCAAGAGATTTGGCACTGGCATTGATAACAAATTCAGCTGTCATTACTGATATTACTAACAAGTTTGGATTAGTAACTGGAATTATTAATAGTGGTCAAAACAATGCTGAGTTAGTATTTGCTAATCCAGCAGTAGTAGACACTGGTGTCTTAAATTCTGTAAACTTACTAAGAGCAAATCAAGAATTTTTACAAGAAGAATTTATTGCATTTGTAAATTACAATTTTGTTGGATACACTTACACCCCTGCGATTCAAACTAAGTGTGAAAGAGATATTGGTTATATTATAGATGCTGCCAGATATGATACAGCTTTTGGAACAAATTTTAATTCTGTAACTGCTGGTTTAGCCTATCAAAGAGCTAATTCAAATTATCTACAAACTGAACAAAAGATTCAAACTACACAGGGTATCTTAAAAGCTAAAACTTTAACTCAAACTTTAGTTAACTCTGATCCTATCGCATTATCTAGGGTAACTGATAGTTTTGATACTGTTGTTAATTTATTAAATGGCGGTACTGCGCCAGCTTTAACCTATCCTACCCCAATTGGAGCTACACAAGAAAAAATTAACGCTAAAGATCAATTACAACAAAATAGAGCGTTCATTCAATCTGAAATTATAGCTTTCGTTAATGTCAATAATCCTCCAGCAAACTACAATCAAACTAAATGTAGTCGTGATGTTGGATATATCGTTGATGCATTGTGTTACGACATACTTTACGGAGGAAACAGCGCAAGTGTTAGAGCCGCTGAAGCATACTTCGTAGGAACAACAAGTCAATTGGGTGCAGGTCAAGCAGTGGCCACATTGAATGCGTACTCTAGACTGCAAGTTGTTGTTGGACAAGTAATTCAAGGAACTATTGTTGCAAGATCAAGTGGTAACAATTCAACACAAAATAGAACTGGTAGTTTTGGTTCATCAAATGAAGCATCAACTGCTAGTGGAAACATAGAAATAATTAAAGGCGTGATCACTGCTGGTAATCTAAATACACTTCCAGCAGTAGTAAATCCTTCAATTTCCTTAGTTGAATCAACATTAATCACTGCATTTACTGCCATTAATAATAATAAGACAACTATTATATCTGGTGTGTCTGATTATATTATTTCAGCGTTCAGCGGATATTCATATGATCCACAACTATGTATTAGAGATGTTGAATATATCCTTGATGCTGTGTCGTTTGATACCTTATACGGCGGAAACACTGCAAGTATAGGAGCAGGTAGTGCATATTGGAATGGTGCAGTAACCTTAATTCAAGGTCAAGTAGATGTAACCATAATTGCTTTCAATCATTTGAAAGACGTAGTAAATCAAGTTCTACAAGCGCAAACTGTTGTAAAAACTTCTGGAAATACAGCAGATCAAAATACTAACTTGGCTTCTGGATCGGCTGCTTCTAGAACAACCGTTTCTAATTTGTTAACAGTTGTTAATACTATTGCAGAGTTTGGTGTTGGTTCTGCACCAACTTCTATCTCACCATCATATACTAATGGTGCAAATTATACTACTGCTAACAATAGTAGAGTAGCAATATTAAACAATCTTAATACTATTAAGAACGGTGTTATTTCTTATTTGAATACTACGTACAGTAGTGGGTTTACCTATAATCAAGCCAAATGTCGAAGAGACGTAGGTTATATTATAGATGCAGTTGCATATGATTTAGAATATGGTGGCAACGTTAAAACTAGAATCGCAGTTGAAGCATATTATGATGGCAGTGCTAGTTCAGATGTAGTTTTAGAAACACAAAAATTACAAACTGTTTCTGCAATTAGACATGCTAAATCAATCGCCAAATTAATTGTATTAGAAAATCCTGTAACAAGACAATTAGGAAATCCTTTACTACAAAATACAAGTGGAACTGCTGGTGTAGCTGGTGTTGATGACAACAGAATGGAAGTGTTGTTTGAAATAATTGCAGAAGTACTAGAAGATGGATTGACTGCCTTACCTGCTAGAGAACTAGGAATACCTAGAAGTTATCAAGATCCTGAGGGAGCATCATATGTTGCACAGAATATTGATAACGCTTTAATTTCTGAAACAGGTGCAGGAGTACGTATTGGTCAGTTGATGTCCCAAATAACTTCAATTATTTCTCTTGGAACTACTGGCACACATATAATACAAGAACCACAAATTAAAGACACGTTGCAATCATTACTATTCCCACCAACAGCAACTAGCCTACAGTATGGAGGAATAATAACTGGTCCTGGAATTCCAACTAAAGGTGTAAACGGTGTCACTGAAGATACTATTATTAGAACTGTTACACAGATATTTGATGAGTCACAGAATACAATTGGTTATAGAATAAAAATTAGTGCATTATTGACCGCAGGTATTCCTGCTGGAACTGCTATAACTGTTTCAGGTCCTGGTGCTAATTATCTATTTGATTTAAACACTGACTTAGATTCGAGACATCTTGCAGGTGATGTAATTGGTATTACAACCACATTCTCAACTGTACGTGCAACAGGACACGACTTCCTACAAGTTGGTGCTGGCGGTTATGACGATTCTAATTATCCTAATAACGTTTATGGTCCTCCAAATAATACACCAAGTTCAAGCGCAATCGTTCAAGAAATTGGCACAGGTCGTGTATTCCACGTATCTACAGACCAGGACGGTAACTTTAGAGTTGGTAGTTACTTCAACGTTAATCAAGGTGATGGTAGTGTTACTATTGCCGCTAAGATTGGTTTGAGTGCTGTTAGCTCATTAACATTCTTAACTGGTGAAACTGTACGTGCATTCTCTGGTGATCAGAAAATGGACGACAACAGCGACAACATCGTCCCAACACAGAAAGCCATTAAAACTTATATCAACAATATTATTGCTGGTAGATTCACTGTTGACAATACATTAACACCAAATAAAGGTTTAATGACCTTAGATGGTACTAGTGTAATGAAAGGAGACATGGATATCGGATTTAATAGTATAGAAAATGCTATTAATAGTACCAACCCTGATGGCAGTGGTTTAGTCAATAGAAAATATGTTGATAATGTATTTGCTGGTGGCACAATTGATTTTGATGGTAGTTATTCTATAACTACAACTGGTGTAAGAACTGGTGTTAGAGCTTTCACAATGATTGATGATAATACTGATGTTGGTGGAGTGTTGACCAACAGAGGTGGAATTGATCTAAATTCAAACAAAATTACTAATTTAAAAACACCAACATTATCATTGGATGCCGCTAATAAAGTATATGTAGATCAAGCTATATCAACTGGTGGTGTTAGAACAGGTTGGTCAGGATTTACATTAAATGATACTACAACTCGTTACAGTGTAAGCTCTGTAACCATAACTGCCAACGGTGCAAACTATACTGTTCCCCCTGCTGTAGTGTTTTACTCTACTAGTGGTACAGGTGCAACTGGCAGAGCAGTTTTAGAGGCTGGCTCAAATCCAAGAGGTGTTGCTGCCGTTGTTGTAGATACTCCAGGATATGGTTATACTAGCTCGCCAACAGTGATAATTGGTGGCAGTGTAGCTAGTGTAAATCTATTATCTCAAGGAACTGGGTATTCATCTACTCCAACAATTACATTCAGTGTTCCTCAAATAGTTGGTGGCACTAGAGCAACTGGCTTTGCTGTAATGGAAGGATCTGGAAGTACACAAAAAATAAGTCAAATTGTTATCACTAATGCTGGTGTTGGATACACTGGTGCTCCTTCAATCACTGCAACAGGCGGAACTCCTGTAACTCCTGCTTCCTTTAGCGTACAGCTTCAAGGTGGCAGTGGTGCAACCGCAAGTGCTGTTATTGTTGCTATACAGAAGGACATTAATCTTAACGGAAATAGAGTTACTGGTAGTGCAGATCCAATTCAATCAACTGATTTAGTAACATTAAATTATTTTGATAGTAAAAACTTTATCAATAAGATATCTGACGTTACTATAACAGGTGTTCCAGGAAGTGGTGATTTACTAGTATTCACTGGTGATGTTCCTCTAGGATCTGGCGGTTCTATGGTAAATGCCAGCGTAAGCACTGCAAGTAATGTTACTATAACTAGAACTGGAAATTCAGTTACTATTGCACTTAAGACTGGAGCAGACGCCCCTGTAGGCAACGACAATGTTAAAGCAGGTGCTGGTATTCTACAGTCCAAATTATCATTAAATAGAGCCAACGTACAAACGTCTGCTTCTAACACCACTGCAAGCGATTATGGTGTTTCTGCTTTCCTAGTTGACGAGTTCAATACCAATAGCGGATTCATATCATTAAAGCAAGCCACAAATAAAGTTACTGGTGTTAGACTTGATAGATTACAACATATTAGTAACTTTAGAGTTTTAGGAAGATTCTTAGGAGTTGGTACAGAAAATGATACAAGTTCTGGAACTGTAACAGAACTTAGTGCTCAAAATTTAAAAGACATTGTTGGTTTATCAAAAGAATCTGTTGTGTCATTAATTAATGATGACACACTAGGAGGCTTATTACCTAATGGATCAGCTTCTGGTCTTGCCGCAAGACAGGATGGCAGCGTTTCTTATGGTGCGTTGTTAAAGAATGGTGGTACAATGAGAGGTAAAATAACTCTTACACCACAACTACTAACCAACGCTCAATATAGCATTATTGTTCCATCAGAAAATGACAGACTTGATATTGGAGAAAGTGCTAGTTTAAGATTTAGAAGAGTTTGGGCAAACAGTTTCTATGGAGTCAACTTTGTTGGTGACGGAACATTTGGATCTGCTAGTGCCCCAACTACCATTAATACTGGTGCTGCCTTCAATGGTACTGCTACATTTGCTAAAACCAGTGGTCAATTACCTAATGGATTAACTGGAACAGGAATAGGTAGCGGAGACATTGCTATTAGAAATAGTGGTTCTGACATTACATTTACTGGTTCTGTAGCTGGAACTATTTCAGTGTTAGCGGATAGCACTACAACAAACAACACTATTGTTAGAAGAACAAGTAACGGAAGTATTAATGCTCAAACATTTACTGCTAGTATAGCTTCAACCAGTGTTGGATTTATTGGTATGGCCACTAGCTCACAGGGTCTTTATTTAAACGGAACAACATATACACCAACAGCTAGTTCAGCGCCAGGTGGAGTTGGCGGTTTGGCAATTATCAGTGGTAATGGTACAATTAATGCAACATTGTTTAATGGAACTGCTAATTTTGCAAACTATAAAGACTTAGCTGAAAATTATGTTGCAGATAAGCAATATGAACCTGGAACAGTTTTAGAATTTGGTGGTGAATTTGAAGTAACCTTAGCAGAAGATGAAACACGTAGAGTAGCCGGAGTAGTATCAACTGATCCTGCTTACTTGATGGGTAATGGACATCCTGGAGAGTTTGTTGTAGCAGTTGCTTTACAAGGTCGTGTTCCATGTAAAGTTCGCGGCAAGATTAGAAAAGGTGACATGATGGTTAGTGCGGGTGGTGGTTATGCTCGACCAACTAACGATCCTAAAATTGGTACAATTATTGGTAAAGCCTTAGAAAACTTTGACGGTGTCGAAGGCGTTATTGAAGTTGTCGTAGGAAGACTATAATGGCTAAAAAAACTATCAACATTGGAAGTAGTGCTAACGCTGGTAATGGAGATCCATTGCGTGTGGCATTTAACAAAATAAATGACAATTTTAACGAATTGTATACTTTAACAGGTGGTACTACGGGACAATTAACTGAAATAGCACAAGATTATGCTGCCGCAATGGTCACAAATGGTGATCACAGTGGAGTTTCAGTTAATTATGACGACGATAATAATAAACTGAATTTTACAGTAAATATAGATGGCGGGAACGCATCTACAAGTTTTTAAAAATAAGGAACAGCTGAAATGGCGACACAAATTAAACTTCGTAGGGACACATATCAAAATTGGTATGACAATAATCCCATACTAGCTGAAGGTGAACCAGCTTACGATTTAACAAACAAAAAATTAAAAATTGGTGATGGAACAACAACATGGCGTTTGCTTCCTTATTTTGATGATCAAACTACAGATCTAAGTGTGGTAGCTCAAAATATTATCCCCGATACTGATAACACAAGAGATTTAGGATCACCTGACAAACAATGGCGACATGTTTATACTGCGGGCGGCAGTATCTACCTAGGCAATGTCAAACTTACAAATGTAAACGGTAAGTTTAATGCTACAAAAGTTATTAATCCTGGCGAAGAAAATGAAGCAGAAGATCCAGAAGATTCAGATGCTACTAGCGAATTAGGTGGTGCAGGAGGAATATCAGCTATTACTATACCAGAAACCCCTATAGTACTCTACAAAGGACTACAGGCCAGTTACGGTGTCGTACATTCTAACAATAATTCAGGCGAACTTAACGTTAACAAGATAGTCATACACAAGCCAGCGACAACCGCTGTGACCATAGATCCAACCGGCAGTAATGACACCTTCCAAGTCAGCGGATTAGGCAGCAGTGATGTATTGGCTATGTTTGTGATCTACGGTGATGTCAATGGTGCTAAACCTCTATCTGATCTACAAAACTTCACACGATCAGTGATAGACAATGTTATTTTAATTGATGGTGTAGCAGGAGACTTCCGCACAGTTAACAGCATGAAAATTGCTTTCTATGAAACATACCCGGCACTGGCCACAGCCGCAAACGGATTGTATACTAACTTTGTATTTTATGAAGGAAATACACCTACACTAAACGGTGGTCCAACCACAGTGAGAGAAGGCAGTGGTGCTACATTTGCTATTGGCACAAATGGATCATCTGAGTATGCTGGTGTGGCACTAGTAGGTGGGACTAATTATCTCCCAGGACATAAACTATTAGTAACAGGAGACCAATTAGGCGGAACAAGTCCTGAAAACGATGCTATTGTTACTGTAGCTCTAACTAATAATCCAGGCGGTATAATACAAAGTATTAATGTTCAAGGCGTTGGTGCTGGACCCAATCAAATGTATACAGGTGTATCTGGTACCAACTACAATGTAGGTTCAGGATTTACTGTAAGTGCAGTATACAGTAATGGTTTAAGTGTAAGTAACAACGGATCTAACTATGTGTTAGGTGATGTTTTAACTCTGTTAGGAGAAAACATTACTAATGGAACAACTCCAGAAAACAACATTACTATAACGGCCATTGAAGTTGGCGGAAATGGTGAACTATACAATTTTACTATTTCTGGAACACGCCCAGATTATTGGCCTACAAATAACATCAACGACGGTGGCGTGGATCAATATGATACAGCCAACTATATTAATACCAATCTTGCCAACCAAATTGACTACAACAACGGTAACACAGTTGTAGATGGCACGGCAGCATTTGGCGCAGGCAGTACATATAGTTTTGTCTATGATACAGCGATATTTGGCTTATTTGTAACAGGCAACAGTGCAACATCAATCAGCACCAGCGGTAACAGTGGCGCAGATGGCGGCAGTACTACACAAAAGGGCTACGTTTTTGGTGGTGGCGTACCTGCACGTACTTTTGACAATGCTGTCACACATATCAATCTTATTGGCGAACCTTGGGCTAGTGAGGAAGTATCGTTTTTAAAAACTGACAACGGCAACGAAATTGATATTCTAATACCAGATGTTAACGGTCTTGGGGTTGGTATTACTAGAGACGGTAATAACGGAATCTATAACCCCTACAGAGAAGGTTCTTGGGACAGCGATGTCAGCCCAGGCGGCACACTATGGAACATAGACGGATGGGCAGATTTAACCAATGTAGAGACACGAACTTATGTGCCATTGTACGAAGCATTTGGATTTGGCGGATTAGGTAACAAAATCGTTGGCACAGAGTGCTTGATGTATCTTCCAGACAACGACAAATACTATGCTGTTAAATTTAGTCAGTGGACTCAGAATAATGCGGGCGGCGGGTTTGCTTATACCCGTAGAGAATTAGATCTCACAAGTTTAGCAGAAGGTATTCGTTTTGCTGACGGTACACGACTAAAATCCGCAGAAGGATTAGGACCTGTCAAACTTCGAAGCCCTGGCAATCGTAGGATCGAAGAAGTCTATGGCTTTAAATCTGTTACAGTGACATCAAAGTTTAGATAACTCCACATGGTACAGATACGATTTTAATTCTACTGGTGCTGGCAACGAAATAGGCTACGGGGTTATTATACCCGGCGCAAGTTTAAACTATAGTCAAGGCGACACTATCTACTTTAGATACAAAACTGGCGGCGAACCTGTAGTATGGTGGACTAGAAATGAACTTCCAGGAGGTTCTACAAACTTCCGCGGTGCTGTCATAGACTATCATGCCTATGATACCAATGCTGGAACAATGATAGGAACTATACATATTGCTAGGGACAGTGGAGATGAATATATCACTCACACTGAAGTATTCAGCGGCGGCAGCAATGGAGAAAATATTGATCTATGGTATCAGACCACTGAAGGAGAACTCAAATATCGCCGAATAGATGGTAACAGTTCTACACTAAAAGTACAGTGGAGTGCTAAGGTGTTTTACGGTTCAGAATTTTGGGATTAATTAGGGGCAAACTAAATGACAATAATAAGAAGATTAAATGTAAGTCAAGTTGACGGTAATGGTGCTAATGACACCAATGCCAATGAAATCCGCCCTTATGGCGAGATTGGTCTTTACCAAGGAGACAACAATAAATTAGAACTGCTGATGTTTGACGGTGTTAGAACGCATGTAAAAAGTAAAGTTCTAAACAAAGGTACATTCTACGGTGGTGATGCTGATAGTGCTGACGGAGCAGGATACGATTCTATCAAGTTGGTGCCTGACGAATCACTTAGAAGAGGAGGAAGTCAGCAATACATTATAGTTGAACCCACAGGTGGCGAACCAGGACACGTACATATCCGTGCTGGTGGTACGATAGATAGCAGTACTGCTGACTTATTCTTAGGTGGCGAATTAAATCATGTCCGAGTCAGCGACACCAGTGACATCGTAACAATATCCGCAGATGCTAACGATAACGGTGCTACTCGCAATTGGTTATTTGATGGTAATAATGGCATTTTATCAGTTCCAGCAATTAACAATGAAAGTTTGTTTATCCAAGGTGCTGAAATAGGATCAACAACTTCAGGTATTGGTATAACAGCAACTAACGGCATTACATTAACTACAGATGCATTGGGAACACCAAAGTTTTGGCAGTTTGACACTAATGGTAATTTAACTGTTCCAGGCAATATCGCAAAAACATCGGGTAACTTAGAGATCACTGCTGAAAACTATGTGATCATTGACAGCACTGACGGTGGACAGATTGACATCGGTGCTAATCAAGCAGACGGTACTCCAAACTCTGGAACTATATTAGTCGGACACTCAGGAAACACCTTACAAATAGCAGCCGGCAAGTTAAGGATAAATGCTACTACTCCTCCTACACACAGTTACGGTGCTGTAGGCGACGTTGCTGGACTGATAGCATTTAGCAACGGTTATCTATACTATTGTACAGGAAGTTATGTGGCACCTACATATCCATCAGAAACATTTACAGTAACTAATGTTGGTGAATTTAATAATACTATCAAAGTGTTGGTTGCTAATAATCCTAATTATACTGTTCCGCAAGCAGGATGGACAGTTACCATTGGTACTACACTAATGACGCTATCAGCATTCAGTGCCCTTGACATTGACGGTGTAAATTGGAATTTTCTATTTGACAACTCCCCTGATGCTCCATTACCCAGTACAGTAACACTGACATCCCCAACACCAAATAGTCCTACAAATATTTGGAAGCGTGTAGCCTGGAGCGGTGACACTTGGTAAAATCTATAGTTAGAATAAAGTGGTAAATATAGGAAATAGGAACAACAAATGAGCATTCAGTACGTAAATATTGGCACCAACCCTAATGACGGAACAGGCGACGACCTAAGATCAGCCTTTTTAAAAGTTAATGATAATTTCCAACTATTGGCAACAATAGGTGGGGAAACTAATTACGGAGCTAATTTAGGAGGCGGTACTGGTGAAGTATATGCTGGAAAAGTTAATGAAGTTCTAAATTTTAGGACTATTGCAGGCGGTCCTGGAATTGCATTAACTGTTGAGGGCAATGTTGTAAGAATAACAAATACATTCACTTCTCCATCAGCTTTTACTAAAATTTACGGCGATGATCCAAACACTTATTTTGAAGCGCAAACACCTAGTTCAAGTTTTAGAATCATAGGTGATGGACTTATATCCACACAAATTGTAAGTAATGAATTAACTATATCTGGCGACTTTAACTTAATTAATGATCAACTACCAAAATTAGGTGCTGATTTAGATTTAAACAGTAATGATATTACAGGAACTGGCAACATTTCACATGTTGGTTCTATTCTAACAGATAATTTAACTGTAGGTAGAAGTTCTGGTCCTGGAAATTTTCCTAGTGCGACATTGTTAAATGGAACATTAACTGTACGTGCTAACTCAATTTTAGCATCAGTTTCCGCAACTGTTGTCAATGCATCAACATCAGTAACTGCACCACTCTTCAATGCTACAGGAAACGGATTTATAGGCTCACTAGCAGGAAACACCACTGGTATACACTACGGCAATGTTAATATTAGAGGATTAGGTGTACCAGATACTGTGGTTGTTAATACTGCTACTAGCCCTGCTACTATTACTGGATCACATGTTGGAACATTCAGTGGTTCTTTAACAGGTACATTGAGTGCAGGTGGTTTGGATTTAAACGGTAACGATATTTCTGGTATTGGTACTATTGAAGTTACCGCACCAGACAGTAGTTCAAAATTTCCATTAATTGCTAATGCGTTTTATCATCCAGGAGCAATAAGCGGTTTTATTACACCTAGTGTTAGTGATTTAGGCAATTCTACAATATTGTCTATGGAACAACAAACTTTTGGTATGTCAGAATCTTTAAGATTAAGAGCTACCAGTATTAATTCCAGTCAGTCTTATCCATTAGGCACTAGCATTGCATTTGAATCAGTTAATACTGTTGACGAGGATCTTCCAAATTATGATCCTCTCAATTTGCCTACACAACCAGAATATCAACTACAAGGTTATTTAGGAATCTTAAATTATAAACCTTACGAACAATTTTCTGATCCAACGTTTACATTACCTAATGAAACAGAATTTAGTACATTTGTAGCTAGAGTTAGAAAAAGAAGTTTTTCAGTAAATGATCCTTATCTATTAGATGTAATAATTGCAAGGGGTGATGGAAGAGTTACTTTGGGTGAAGGTATTGATATTTTGGACTCTACCATTAGACCTTACAGAGTTTTAAACAACACTGGAACTGGAGAACAACCATCCATAAACGATTTAATTATATATACGGAACGAACTGATACTTATATTAACTTTTACGGAGCTTATGCACAGCCAGCTGGTAAAGGTCCTGCTCTTGGTGGTTATAGTTTTCCAAAAACCATAGGCGCACCAGGTCAAGTTTTAGCAGTTAGAACGCCTGATGGCATTAACCCAAATAATTTATTAGAATGGGTAACACCAAGTGGTGGAGGTGGTGGAGGTGGTGGCGCCACAACTTTCTTAAATTTAACTGATACTCCTATTAGTTATGCAGTTGGTGATGCAGGAAAAATAGTTGTTGTTAAGAGTAACTTGTCTGGATTAGAATTTACCAACACCATTACAGCAACCTTAAACGGAAATGTTACTGGCAATGTAACTGGCAATGCTAGTACTGCCACTGCGTTACAAACAACAAGATCAATCAACGGTAAAAACTTTAACGGAACACAAAACGTAACACTGACCACGGCTGACATTAGTGAAGTTAATAATTTATATTATACTGATGACAGAGCAAGAGGTGCAATCTCAGTAACACCTGGAACTTCTTTAAGTTATACCGCTGGAGTTTTAAACATTAATGAATCGACAACCAGCACTGTTGACTCATTAGTTAAAAGAACTTCTACAGGTGGTATTGAAGTAACATCTTTAAAAGTAACCACTATAGAAAAAAATACCGCCGACACTGCTATTACTATCAGTAATAGATTAGAAACAGCATCTGTTATTTCTTCAACCAACGATATAACCACTACTGGAATTGTTTCGGCTGGATTTATTAATTTAACAGGAACTGGAAATCAAACTATAGCGTCGTCAGATAAAATAATTTTAAGTCCAGCAACTTCTATTGATGTTAGTGCAAAAAGAATTACCAATCTTCCTTTAACAGTACCAACTGATAATAGTGATGCTACTTCTAAGAAATATGTTGATGATCAAACAAGTTCAGTTTACACAGCAAGTTTACAGAGTTTCCCAATTGCAGGAGACTCAGGTGGTAGTTTAACTGTTGTTAAAGGATCAACTGTAACCATTTCTGGAAGCACAAACATTAACACATCCACTACAGTAAATGGTGTACAAATTAGTCTAAAAACAACCATATCTGGTGTTTCTGTTAGTGGTAATTTGCCTGTTTCTGGAACATTAACTGCCAACGTTGCTAAAGCTGGTAACATTAATATTACTAATAATGAAATACAACAAACTGTAACTGGCAATAATATTAATCTTGTACCTGGAAGTAGTGGTGGTTCCGTAGTAATTACTGGTGGAGATTTTAAATTAACCACTAATAGTAGATTATTTGTCACTGGATCAAATATTGTAGAAGTTGCCGCAAATTCATTAGAAGTTGAAATTCCAGTAACAACACCTGTAACATTTGTTAGAACACTAAATTGGGTAGATGACAATGCTGCCTTAGCCTATGGGTTTATGCTCGACGGAACCCAAGGACAGTATAAGACAATCATAATGCTTGATAGGGGTAATTATGGTAATGCTTTAGATACAAGACCTAGACATCTTGTATTAAGAGGTAAAATAAACGGCGCATCAAGAACAGTGAATATTGCGGCTTCTGATCCTAACGGTTCAAGTACATTTATTTTCTTGGACGGATTTTGGTGGCGAACCGCTAACGTGGCGTAATATATGTTAAGACCAAATTGGAATACTCAATCAGGATTAATTTCATCCTTAAATGCAGGCGCATCAATAGAATTGTCTCTAAGTGTAGACAACGCTGTTTCAGTTGAATTAATTTCTAAGGCTCTGCCACCTGGTTTAAAATTAACTAATCGAACAGTTGATGACGAACTAACTTGGTTTATTTCTGGTATTCCTTTAGATTTAGGTATAGATAAAGAATATGATTTTGTTCTAAGAGCTTCTAATTTTACTGGCCCTAATAACTCAAAATTGATTCAAGACAGGACTTTTAAATTAATAATTGTAAGTTCTACTGCGCCCGTTCTATTAGATCCAGAAGGAACTTTAAATTTAGTAAATGCCAACGAAAATTATATATTAAACAAAAGTACTATAAGTTACCAGTTTAATGCAACTTCACCATCAATTCCTCAAGGGCAAAGTTTAAAATTTTATATTGAGGAAGGATCAGGTCAACTACCGCCTGGATTAAAATTAAGTAAAACTGGTTTGCTTTATGGAACAATTGATGATGATTTAAATTTAGATTCCAACATTGTTCAAGGAACATATGATAGAGATTACTATGATATGAATCCTTACGATTATTCATCTACCATTGAACCAGCATTAGCTTCTGTTACTGTTAGTCAAGGAAAAATTAATAACACTTTACTAACCTATGGTGGTAATGGATATATTTTAGATCCTGAAGTTATTATTGGCGGGTCAATTAATCAAATTACCATCGTAAATAAAGGAACTGGATATACTACTGCGCCTGAAGTTTTATTCAGTCTAAGTCCAGTTCCTGGCGGAGTTACTGCCACTGGCTATGCTGTAATGGAAGACGACTTAATTCCAGTACCCTTGTTCAATTCTATTATTGATGGCGAGCAAGGTTCATCACCAACAACAGTAATTCTAGATGGTGGAGACGCTGATGACGTTGCAACATCGATAATAGACGGTGGTGTTGCAAGTCCAATAGTGTATGAAACATTGGGGAAACGTGTAGCAGGAATTGTTATCACCAATCCTGGAACTGGATATACCAGTGCTCCAACTATAACTTTTAGGAATCAAAACACTGGTAATGGTGCTGAAGCAACTTGCAATTTACGAAGCGGATCTGGCGCTCAATTAGCCGCAAGAGTTAGTAATGGTTCTGTTGCAACATTAGAAATTATTAATACAGGTAGTGGTTATTCTTCCCCACCTCTAATAAGTTTTGGTCTACCTACAGCAGGCGCAAAAATTATTTCTAGAGTTTATAAATTTGCTGTTACTGTAAGCAACGGTGAAGAAACTGATACCAAAAATTATACCATATTAGTCAAGAGTGAAGATTCTCTACGTGTTGACACTACATTTATCAGTTCTGATACTGAAGATTTTGACACTAGTAAAACGTATGTACAATCCCCAATTTGGATAAGTCCAAATGTTCTTCCTACTATAAAGGGTGATAATAATTTTATATACGATTTAGAAGTATTTGATCCAACTCCAAGTATTGGAAAAATATATTTTAGTTTGATGGATATAAACTTTGATGGAACAGAATCTCAACTTGGGCCAGCTGACGAAATAAAAAATGCAGTTGAGTATCAAATAGTGTCTATTGATTTAACTAGACCTGCATCAATAACACTTACACAATCTAGAGTTTTTAATGATGGTGATAGAATTAAGTTGTCTGGAATTTCTGGAACTACTCAGTTAAACAACGGAATTTTTTATGTCAAAGTAGTTGATCCTTTCAAATATCAATTATTTTCTGATAGACTTTTAATAAATCCAATAGATGCGTTACTATATACACCATTTACAGGCACAGGCTTTGCACGTTTCCAATCAAATTATCTAAATTTAGATTTTGATGGAGGTGAAATAAGTGGGTTCATTCCTTATCAACCTAGTATTACAAGAACATATAATTTTACAGTTAAATCTGTTCGAGTGATAGACGATGTTGAAGTTGCCAGTGTTTTTAAACAATTTGAACTAACTGTTAAAGGAAATATTGAAGGCGAAATAACATTTAATAGTCCTTCATTATTGGGAAGTATTAGTCCAAACGAACAATCATTATTTGAAGTTGAAGCAACTTCAACTATTCCTTCCAGCTCTATACTTTATTCTTTAGTTCCTGGTTATGGAAAAACTAGTAAAACAAATTATATAGAACTTGATTTCAATGAACAAAATGGAAAAATTTATGTGGAAGGATATGGATTAAATCCATTTCTAACTCTAGAAAAAGGGCAAACTTACAAAATAAATGTTTCTATTAGTAACTTTACAATAAGTTTTAGAAACAGTGATAACACCTATTATAATTTTGGTTTAAGACATAGTACTGGTGCTGTTGAAATTGCAGCTCAAGAAAAGTCGTCAGGGTATTATATCTTTACCCCACCATATAGTGATGTTGCATCAATTAGAATTGTTTATACAAATGTTAAAAAGAATGGCTTGATAGTTGCAGTGAAAAGATTTAATAGTATTAGTTTAACTTGGGAAAGACAATATCTTCCAACAGTATATGATGATTATCAAGCAAGTTCTTATTATGAAAAAGAACTGTTTAATAAAGTTGAAAGAGCTCCAGGTTCTGGTGTATATAATTTAGTTCCTAATGGTTCGTCCGCTCTTGCAGTTTTTATTAAATGGACCAAAGTAGAAGTAGAGATTAAAAGATACAATCCTAATACCTTTCAATGGGAATTACAAAATTACCCAACAGTCAAACCTTCAACACCAAACAATGGTGATTACTGGGTAGATCTTAGCGAAACAAATTTTGGTTTGTTAGATTTTAGATATGTAGGGTTAGCTGGTATATGGACACCGGTAGTGGTAAATGTAGTGAATAGTGTTCCATTAAATTCATTTGGTTCAAATTATAATTTAATTGTTGTTAAATCAAACGGAACCTTTAAGGTAATGAGGAAGAGTAATGGAATTTGGAAATACTTAGAAAGATTACCTAACGGAGTAAAGACTGCATTTGATCCAAACATATTTTATACAAAATATGATGCAGAAACACCAGTTACTAATCTTCAATACGACGTATGGTTCAAATACACTTCAATCTTTGACGGCAATGATTCAGAGATAACATGTACATTAAAGAGCTTGGATAGTTTACCAACAGAACTTACTGTTGGTCTTGATGGAGACATTATTGGAAAGATAAGTCCAAATACTGGATCAGTTTATAAGAGCTTTTACACGGAAAATAGACTATATCTAATAAATGATGTTGTCACCTTTGACAATAATCTTTATATCTGTGTAAATCAATATAGAAGTTCAGGAAATTGGTTAAATGAAATTACTAATTGGCAACCTTATTTCTTTCCTAAGAGAGTTGTTACAAGCATAGATGCTAATATATCATCTGACACATCTAGGTTTGCAATCGCAGGACCAGATGGTACTGATAATACTACTATAGACAAATTGTTTAGATTTAGAGTTAGAGCTAATGACACACAAAATGTTGGATTTGTTGACAAAGATTTTAACATTGAATATCAATCCACTACTAATATAACACTAACTAATATCTATCTACAACCATTCTTAAGTAAAGAAGGAAGAGATTTATACTTTAATTTTATAACAGACCCAGTAATTTTTCCACAGAACAGCATTTATAGATTAGAAGACAGTAATTTTAGTGTGCAACGTGTTCCAAAAATGTTATTATTAGGCGGAATTGAAAGTACCAGTGCTGAACGATATGCCAGTGCTGTGCAAAGAAATTATTACGACAGACCACTTTATTTTGGCGAAGTAAAATCTGCTATTGCTAAAAAAGGAACAAATATTGAATATGAAGTAATTTATATTGAAATAAATGATCCTTACGAAATTAATAATGTTAGTGTTGCTGAATCAATTAAGTTAGGTTTTGAATATGACCTATTAACTGCTGATTATACTAAACTTAGAATGGATACTAATGAAAACACAGTTGACGACACTGGATTAGATACTGTATATCCAAGCAGTATTACACTGATGCAAAAGGGAATTGAAAATGTAAGTTCACAAAAAATAGAAAGTGTATTAGTAGAGCCAACGTATGACGGCCCGTATGTTGGCGACGAGCCATTAGGTTGGGGATTAGTTGGTAATATAGATCCCCCTACTCTTTTTGAAGATTGGGGATTGATCAACGAACGAGTTGCTGTAATTGACGACTTCTTGTCTGTTACAGAAGCATTGAAAAAGGACGATAATTATAGACCTCTGTGGATGAATACCAGTCAAGACGGAACTGGTAATATCATAGGGTTCGTAAAGGCCGTGCCAATTTGCTATTTGAAGCCTGGAGAAGGCGCCAAAGTATTAGAATTGATAAAGAAGAGCAACTTTGACTTTAAGAAGTTGAATTTTACAATAGATAGAATTATAATTCAAAATCCACAGGGTAGCACTGGGGATAAATATATTAAGTTTATTAACAGGGAAATCATATGACAGCCGTAAGCGCAATCGTTTTTAGCACAATTAATGAAAATTTTCCTACAGCTGGACAGGATAATGACAGTCAAGGCTTTAGAGATAATTTTGCTAGGATTAAAACAGCCTTGAGCACAGCTCAAACTGAGATCACATATCTTAACACAAATTCTGTTGACAAAACAACCAACAACGATATGGGTAATAATACCCTAAGTAATTTAATATTAAAAAATTACGGAGTAAGAAGCAGTCCAGACGTAAATTCTGCTGGTACAGTTAATGTAATTACTTTTAGCGATTTTCAATATAAAAAATATTCAGTCAACAATACAACAAATACTTTTCAAATTGATAATTGGCCTGTGGACTGCTACGCAGAATTTAGACTAGAAGTTATTTCAGCGGCTGGTACTAAAAGAGTACAATTCCAAAAAGGCGTTATTAATAATAGTTTAGGTAGCCCTACACAATTTCTACATTTAGGACAAGGATTTGGTAACACCAATTATGTAGATTGCATCAGAGAAGCAAATAGTAAACTGCAACGATATGTCTTTAAAATTTCTAGCCCAGATGGTGGTATCAACACCTTTGTAGATTTAGAAGGCGTATATCAGCAACAGGCTTGATAATGCACCCACTTCAGATAGATTTATCAAAGATCTCTGATAGCGACTTAGAAGAAAAAATTAGAGATCTTACTAAAAAATACACTACCGTTTTACAGGTAAGTCCTTCAGCAAGCACTCAACTATTAATGCTCCTAGAAGATTATAAAATTGAAAAAGAATCTAGAGAGCAAAGAAAAATAGAAGCAATGAACAAAGATCTAGGCAAAGACCTAGACGATCTAATCAATATTGGTTGACATCAAACGTAAAATGTAATACAATACATGTATGCGTGTAAATCAGTATGGTCAAATTATCAGATCTGAAAAAGAAGTAATCGAAGCCCTTTTTCAAAATCCAAATTTAGATATATCTATAATTGATTTTGACAGCAATAATGTTGTTGAAAAATTCAATAATTCTTCTAATGTCTGCGGAATCAATCTTCAAATTAAAAAGAATAAAGAAATAGACATTAGCATTGAAGAGTTTGATAAAAATAATCAACAGCAATGGTTCATACCAGATGAATCAAATAACTTTGATATTGAAACATGGTTGTTTGAACAATGCCAAACTGAAAAAGAGTTTTTTAGAGTAAAAGATGAATTAGATTTGTATCAGCAATTCAATCTACGACAAATATTGATAATTGCAAAGTATTTGGTTGATACATTTAGAAAAAATCAATTAGTTTGGGGTGTTGGTAGAGGCAGTAGTGTTGCCAGTTACTGTCTATACCTAATAGGTTTACACAAAATTGATAGTATAAAATATAATTTAGATGTCAGAGAGTTTCTAAAATAAGTATAAGACAAGGAGAATACCATGGCTGAAAGAAAGATTTACAAAACAATGCAGGGAAGAGAAATAGATTTTGATAGTTTAAGACTATCTAATGAACTAGTTCCTGCTGTAGGGAATATGCGTGTAAACGCTCGAGGCGATGAAATACGTCCCAATGGGGAAATAGTAAGATCAAGAGATGAAATTTCAGAGCAAAAAAATCAAACAGAAATAAAACAAATACAGGAAACTGAATTTAACGAGGACTTTGGACCTGAACCTGAAATTACTCCAGAACAGGCACAAGAAATTTTGTCCAAAAAGAAAAAGCCACAGGAGAAATAAATGGCAGCAGTTAAAGGCAATTTACGTCCTTTAGGTGACAAAATTTTTGTTACGGACATGAACTTTGGTGAAAGCAAGACTAAGTCTGGCATTGTACTAACATCTGATGACGGAAAAAGTAGCGGACTACATCCAAGATGGGCGAGAGTTATTTTTGTAGGTGATGATCAAAAAGATGTCAAACCTGGTCAGTGGGTGTTGCTTCAGCATGGGCGCTGGACTAGAGCAATAGCTTACGAAATAGAAACAGGTGAAGAAATTAAAATCCATATGGTGGATAATGAAGGACTTCTATTAGTAAGTGATGAAAAACCAGAAGAAGACGCAATGCGTGTTAGCATTGGTGCAATGAATTTTAACATTCCAGGATAATTATGACAAATCCTTTTAAAGATCAAGAAAAATTTATGCGGGCCTGTGACCAATCAGTTGAAGGCTTTAATCAAGATCAATTTAAATTATATCTTGATTTAATGGAAGAAGAATGGAAAGAATTGAAGCTTGCCATTGATAATAATGACAACGTTGAAACCTTAGACGCATTGTTAGATTTTATCGTTGTAACAATTGGTGCTATTCATTCAGCTGGTTTTGAGGGAGAAGGTGGCTGGAAAGAAGTTATGCGAACTAACTTTGCCAAGATTGATAAAGAAACTGGCAAGGTGCGTAAGCGTGAAGATGGTAAGGTTCTTAAACCAGTAGGTTGGGCTCCGCCAGATTTACGACCGTTTATCAGTAAGCAATAAAATCATAGGGTCTTGACAGGCCCTTTTATTTTCTATATAATAAGGAGAAAATAGGAGAGTCTTTATGAATAATAACAGCCTACAAAAAGAAATAGAACTAGCAGAAGATTTAAAAGATAAACTTGATGCGATTGAAGGTAAAAAATCAAAACGTACAAGAAAAACTAAAACAGATCAAAAAGTAACAACACCTTACGATAAAATTGTTGATGAAAGTTTCATACCTAAACTTGACAGTACAAAAAAGAAAGTTGAGGAAATAGAAAAATCATCATTATCAGAAAATGAAAGCAATTATCCAGATCCAGTAAAACATAAACATATTAGTTTTATTAAAAGTGGATTTAGAATTTTAGCGGGTGCTACTTTATTTTTTGGTGAATTCGCTATAGCAGGTGTTTTGTTTATTGTTGCTGAATTACTTGGCGTCTATGAAGAAATGGTATGAGAATAGGGTTTACTTGTAGTACGTTTGACTTGTTTCATGCAGGGCATGTAATGATGCTTGAAGAAGCTAAAAAGCAATGCGAGTTTTTGATCGTGGGATTACAAAGTGACCCCACAATTGATCGTCCAGGAATTAAAAATAAACCTGTACAAGGACTTTTTGAACGCTGGGCACAGCTAAGAGCTTGTAAATTTGTAGATCAAATAGTCCCTTACAGTACTGAAAAAGAACTTAGAGATATTTTACTTTCATTTCCTATTAATGTTAGAATATTAGGCGAAGAGTACGCAGGCAAAGAATTCACAGGTCATGACATTCCTATGGAATTTTATTTTAATCAACGTAAACACAGTTTTTCAACAAGCGAATTAAGACAACGAGTTATAGAGGCTAATAAATGAAACAATTATGGGTAGAAAAATATCGTCCAAAAACAGTTGACGGTTATGTTTTTAGAGACGACAACCAGCGTATGCAGGTACAGTCTTGGATCAAACAAGGAAGTATTCCACACTTACTTTTAAGTGGTAGTCCAGGCATTGGAAAAACTACTTTGGCAAAACTTCTTCTTAATGAGTTAGAAATTCCAGATTATGATGTATTAGAGATCAATGCATCACGTGAGCGAGGTATTGGAGAAGTCAGAGATAGAATTACTAATTTTATTAGCATGATGCCATTTGGTCCTTTTAAAGTAGTTCTGCTAGATGAAGCAGACATGCTGACTCCAGAAGCCCAGGCCGCTATGCGTGGTGTTATGGAAGAATATGCAAGTACCAGTCGATTTATTTTGACCTGTAATCATCCTAATCAAATTATACCTGCAATACACAGTCGTTGCCAACAATTTCACTTTGAAAAAATTGATCAAACAGAATTTACTGCTCGTGTAGCAACAATACTTGTTGAAGAAAATATTGAATTTGATTTAGACACTTTGGACACATACGTTAAAGTAACATATCCAGACTTACGTAAATGTATTAACCTAGTACAACAAAATTGTAGAGACAATTCACTAGTAGCACCAAATTCCAGTGATGCAGGGATGCAGGATTGGAAAATTAAAATGGTAGAATTGTTCAAAGCTGGTAAGATACAAGACGCACGTAAACTAATTTGTTCAAATGCTCGTCCAGAAGAATTAGGCAGTGTTTATCGTTGGATGTATGACAATTTAGATGTTTTTAGTAAAGAAGATGAAGTACAAGATCAAGCAGTATTAATCATTAAACAAGGCTTAGTTGATCATACATTAATTGCAGATCCAGAAATTAATCTAAGCGCAACTTTAATTAAATTGGCTAGACTATCATGACATTTTTAGTTACAGAAAATTGTATTAAATGCAAGTTTACAGACTGCGTTGCAGTTTGTCCAGTTGATTGCTTCCATGAAGGACCAAATTTCTTAGCTATTAATCCAGACGAATGTATTGACTGCGGAGTGTGTGTACCTGAATGCCCTGCTGATGCGATAGTTGCAGACAATGATGCAACTGTAGACGTTCCATTTTGGCGTGATTTGAATAAAAAATTAAGTAATCAATGGCCCGTCATAACTAGGAAAAAAGACCCATTGCCTGATGCAGATCAATGGAATGGGACTCCAAACAAAATAGATTTATTAGAACCATAATGAGTAATTCGGCCAAAGGAAAAGATAGTTATGATTCAAAAATAGGGGATACACTTGTCCCCTTTTTTAATCGCAATGTAACTCCTTATCCTACAGAAGTTGGTGCTCCTAATTTTGATTTAATACCTGTATCTAAACAAAAAGATATAATGATAAATCATGCTAGGATGTATGCTCAGCAAGAGTATAACAGAATTATGGAACTAGTTACAGTTTTACAAAAACAAGCAGAGTCTATTAAAAGAAGATTAGATGTTACTGATGCAGTACATGCCGCTGAGTATCAATTTCAAGTGGTAATGGGACAATGCTATTGGCTGGTATGGGATGCTAGAAAAAAGAAAACGTTATTGACTCATAACGGACCAAAAGATTGGAGTACAGGTGCTCCTGAAGATTATGTCTATCAAACTCGTGTAAAATATATGGGAGACCACACTTGGTTAGAAGTAGACGAAGAAGGCAACGTTAAAGAATAGAAAAGGGGCAATGCCCCTTTTCTTATAACGTGTCTCCGTAAAGTGCTAGTATTTCTTTTACAGCATCATGCCTTTCGATATCCTTAACATTAAATTCAACTAAATCTACGGCTCTATGGGTGTTAGTAGATTTGTATTTTTCAATAAAGTCAACTAGGCCGTTAGCTGTAGGACGGTCGGCTTGTTGCAGGTCGCCAGTGACCGCCATTTTGCTATTTTCCCCAAGTCTAGTGAGTAACATCTTCATTTGACTTGGCGTTGCGTTTTGCATTTCGTCAGCAATAATAAAACTGTTTTTAAAAGTCCTCCCTCTCATATAGGCTAATGGGCTGATCTCCAAGATTCCGTCTTCCATCATTCCCGCAATTTCTTGCGGAGTATAATGTTCTTCAAAGACATCAAAAATGGGCCTAGTCCATGGAGCCATTTTTTCATTTAACGTTCCAGGTAAGAATCCATGCTCTTCGTCAACACTAACTGCTGGGCGTGTTATAACTATCTTTTCGACAGTTCCTTCTTGCAATGATTTAATAGCCATTTGCACACCCAATAGAGTTTTGCCCGTTCCCGCAGGACCGATAGCAAATACTATATATTTTCGTGGATTTTTGAGCAGTTCTAGGTAAGTTTCCTGCGATAAGTTGCGAGGAACTATATGAACCTGACGTTTTTTGTGCTGAAATTTTTTAATCTCAATGAGATTGCTGTTTTGTGAACTATTACGTTCACGCTGTTTCGCTCTTGACAATGAACACCTCCTTGTAAATCGCGACCTGCAATTATATTTAAGGGGGTTGAAAAAAACCTAGCTCATATACCCAAATTTTTTGCTAAATATTATCGAGGACTAAAAAATGCTAGATATCATTGACGTAATTAAGAATACTAAAGAGGTTTATGGGGCAAACAGCAGTATCAGCATCTTGAAAGATTTCGAGAGAGTGCTGGACGAGCTTGATTTGTATGTTTTTGAGAACTGGGAAGATGGCGAACTTGTTGAAGGCCCAATTGTCAATAGATATACAGTTGAATGCTCTTTTATGTGGCCACATGATAAAATGCCTAATCCAGACGGCGGTAAGCGTCTGTTAGATTACGACTGTAAAGTACTTTATAGAAAAGACAAGCTATTGAAACCACGCAAGGTGTTAAGCCCTGATGACTATCGTCCAGGTAGTAAAAAAGGAAAAATTGACGAACATGCTGTTTGGATAGTGACAATATTAATGCCTAAAAAGTTAATGCAAGACATTTATCAAGGCTACGTTAAAAAAGAAAATGATAAAATGGCAGATGATATGAGAATGCAATCATCCTCCGTTGGAGAAGCAATGCCTGATGCAAATGTAGAACAAAATGCGGAGATACAGCCAAATGCCTGAACAACTTAATGAAGGCTTAAAGGCCAAAGATCTAGAACATTTTGTTAATGATACATTTTTAATTGACACCTATAAAAGTAAAATGGGTGAGGATAAAGATGTTTCTGTAATAAGCTTCAAAGTTAAGGATCGATTACCTGCTTTAGATTTAATGGAATTTATTGAAAGAGGTTACGGTTTTGTATTAGATGCAGATATAAGTAGCGGAGAAGAAGCAGACGGCAAATATAGTGTATTTGTTGAAATTGAACGTGACCGAAAACTTGCAGAAAGAATTGAGGAAATTATCACTGGAGTAACTAAATTAACAGGCATTGATAATTGGCGTTTTAGATATCATAAAGAATGGCAAGGCAAACCATATAGTATGGCGTTAATTGCTGAAACTATTCCATCAAGTCCTGAAGCATACTTGATGTTTCTTCAAGAGTCTAAAAACGAAGAAGTGAAAAATTTTTTAAGTGACGTATTGTATGATGATGTTGTTTTTGAAAATAACATTATGACAATATATAGACCGTTCGTTGACGGGCTAAAATTTGAAGTTCGTAACATTGGTGATTACAAAACAGTTATGAATGAGAGCAATGCTGATATTAAACTAGACGAGCAATCTAATGCTCAGACTGTTTTCTTAAGTAAAATTTTTAAAAATTACGAAGTAATTAAATTAGGTGAAAATTTTATGATTAGAAGAAACGATCAGTCAATACTAGTCAAACCACTATGAGGGCGAAAAATGAGTTTTACATTTGATTTTAAAAAAGAACAACTAGCACAAATTATTCCTGGTAATCCTTATTTGGATCACTGGTTTCATGCTTTAGACGAAATTTTACCAGAATATGAAATTAATACTCCACAACGTGTGGCAGCATTTCTAGCACAATGCGCTCATGAGAGTGGCGGATTTCGAGCTTTGAAAGAAAATTTAAATTACAAAGCCGCAACATTGCGTAAAATTTTTCCTAAGTATTTTCCAGATGATGCAATAGCTAATCGTTACGCTAGTTTGCCAAATAAACAAGAAGCCATTGCTAATCGTGTTTATTGCAATCGTATGGGTAACGGCGACGAGGCCAGCGGTGACGGATATCGTTACTGCGGACGTGGGTTAATTCAGTTAACAGGTAAAGACAACTATACTTGGTTTGCTGCCAGTTTAGAAATACCAGTTGAAGAGGCCGCAGAATATTTGCAGACATTTGAAGGGGCAGTACAAAGTGCTTGCTGGTTTTGGGAAACCAATAATTTAAATGTTCAAGCAGATGCAGGCGACATTAAATTAATGACCAAAAAGATCAACGGCGGTTACATTGGATTAGATGACCGTATCAAGCATTACAATCACGCACTACACGTTTTTGGAGCACACTAAGATGTGGCAATTTCAATGGATGTTGAGTTTAATTCCAGATAGTATTTTTGTTTGGATTACTTACATTTTGATGATCATTGGTGCTGGATTATACGTAGCCAGCAAATTAGTTAAATGGATTCCATTGATGGGACAATATAAACTCCCAGCGGAATTAATCGGCATTATAGTATTATTAGCTGGTACATATCTATTTGGTGGCTACGGAGTAGAGATGAGCTGGAGAGATAAGGTAAAGCAACTTGAAGAAAAAATTAGAATAGCAGAAGAAAAAAGTGCTCAAGTTAATACCGTTATACAAGAAAAAATTGTATATAAAACCAAAGTTATTAAACAAAAAGAAATTGAGTACATTGATCGAATCAAAGAAGTAGAAAAAGTAATTGATGCGAAGTGCGAGGTTGATCCTGTTGCTATTGATATTCTTAACAAAGCAGCCAGTGATCCAACTAAATCAGAAACCACCTCAGGAGAAACAAAATGAAATATTTGCTTGTTTCGCTTGTATTTTTGACCGGCTGTTCTACTACAGTTCCAGTAACATTAAAATTTCCTACCGTTCCGCCAGAACTTGCAGAAGCATGTCCTGATCTAGAAAAAACTCCAGAAGGAACTACCCAACTAAGCAAAACTTTAGAAGTTGTAGTGAAAAATTATAGCAAGTATCATCAATGCAAATCTAAAGTTGATGCTTGGAACGAGTGGTATCAGGAAAACAAGAAAATTTACGATTCAATTAAATAGTAGCATATAAAGGAGCGACAGATGGCATTACATGATACCATTTTAAAGATGATTAATAAAGAACCAAAAGATCCGGATGCACCAAAGCCTCCAGTAGGATCACGTTCAGAGCGTGAAGCAAAAATTAAAGACAAAGCAGGTATGGTCATTTCCGTATTTGCATTATTTTTAGCAGTCAACAGTTGGTATGGCGGCAAGTTAAGTTCAACAGTTCTTAACAATACACTAGGTGCCAACAATGCTTGGGCACAGTATCAAGCAAAGAACAATCGTTTAGTTAGTTACGAGATTGCCAGCAAGACAACTAGCGATCCTGCTCTAAAGAAAGAGTTTAAAGCAGAGGCAGAACGTATGGACAGCGATAAGAAAGAAATCGCCATCAATGCACGTAAGATGGAACACGATCGCGAAGTAGCAAAAAAATCTAGTCCATGGATTGGATATGCAAGTACAGCCTATCAATTGGCCATTGTAGTTTTATCCGCAAGTATTCTTGCAGTTAGCATGGGCATGTTTTGGGCAAGTTTTGGAGTAGCAGGTATTGGACTAGTTTTAAGCCTAAATGGCTTATTCCTTTGGTTCTAAATAATTAAGTTAGGAGCGGATTATGCCAACAGCAGAAGAGTATGAAAAAATGAGTGATAGCGAAAAGAAAAAAGAAGATTGGATGAATAGTAAATGGCGTCCAATGATGGGCTGGCTATACATGGGCGTATGTGCATTTGATTTTGTACTATTCCCAGTAATGTGGTCAGCATTACAAGCAGTGATGCATGTAGGTCAGATGACACAGTGGCAACCATTGACATTACAAGGTGCTGGACTATTCCACATCGCAATGGGTGCTGTACTAGGTATTGCGGCATTAGGTCGTACACAAGAAAAATTAGCAGGAGCAAATAATGGCGGAGCACAAACACCAGCACCAACAGCAGGCTTTAGCGTACCTCCGGCAGCACCAAGCAGTTTCAGCGCACCAGCTACGCCAAGTTTCGGAGCACCAAGCACCCCAAGTAGCTTTGGCGGAGGCAGCTTTGGAAGCGCACCTAAACCAGCAAGTGCTCCAACGTATAGTGCCCCAACATCAGTAATGACTAGCAGTACTGGAAAACCAATGCCAGTACAGCCTGATCAACCAGAACTCTAAAAGGAGAGTATTATGAAACATTTATTATTTGTAGCAGGTCTAGCATTGGCGGTTTCCATGCCATTGCAGGCCGCAGATGAAGCACCTAAGACTAAAAAAGTTTGTGTAATGCAAAAAGATGCTAAAACTGGAAAAGAAAAAGAAGTTTGTAAAAACGTAAAAATCCATAAAAAGCATGAAGGCACAAAACCTGAAGATGTTAAAAAAGCTGAACCAGCTAAAAAAGCTGAACCAGCTAAAAAGGACGCCGCTAAGAAATGAAAAAATTCCTTATTGCAATCAGTATTGTTAGTTTAACAGGCTGTGCTAGTGTTAAGGAAATGATTCCTAGCTTTTCAGATCCAAATCAATCTGCTAAGATTATTGATGTAAGACAGAGTGTGGAGCAACTAGATTGCAAACAAGTTCATGCTCCACAAGCTAAAAAAATCAAAGATAATTTAGATTGGTTTGAATTATATTCTGTAAGTAAAGGATGGCGTCAAAATGATGTTCTCAAATTGATTAAACCAATGCAAGAAACTGTAGATGAATTTTACAAACGCAGTACTGCTGAAAAACAAGGTTCAGATGCATATTGTGAAATCAAAAAGAAAGTCATGAAAGTTCAAGCTGAAAAAGCCGCAACGGCAATATTAGGGAGATTTTAAATGATTAATGATTTGATTACATTATCACAAGACAATGGTCCAATTGGTGAGAGGGCAAGAATTGCTTTACAGTTAACTGAGCAAGTTAATAGACAAGAAATTAGCGCAGATGAGTATCAAGAATTAATGAGAGACTTGACACGGTTAGATGAAGTTACCGAGCAATCAAGTTCTATTGAAATGAAAACTATGTTAGTTTCTGCTATCTATGTAGTTGCTCAATTAGCATAACAATGTTCTTTAACTTTCAAAAGGCAGCTTGACAGTTGCCTTTCTTTGTTATATAATAGTGCTATGAAAGATTATTATGGAATATTGGGCGTACCAAAAACAGCAACGCAGGATGATATAAAAAAAGCCTTTAGAAAAATGGCTATGAAACATCACCCTGACCGCGGGGGCGACCAAGGTAAATTTAAAGAAATAAACGAAGCTCACGACATATTGAGCGACAATGACAAACGTATGATGGTAGATCAAGGAATTGATCCACTCAATCCAAACCAACGACAGGGACAGCATTTCCATAGTAGCGGTAGTCCTTTTGAATTCCATTTTGGTGGTCATCCGCACATGGATGATATTTTAAGAGGATTTGGATTTAACTTTGGTGGCCCGCAATGGGGTAACCAACCTCCTAGAAAAAATAAATCTCTTAATATTAATCTAAATGTTAGTTTAGAAGAAGTTTATACAGGGGTTACTAAAGAGTTAGAATTAACTTATCCTGGTAATAACGTAAGGTCTATTAAAATAGAAATCCCTAAAGGTGTAGACAATGGGGTAACTATCAGATATGAGGGCATGGGTGATAGGTCAAATGCTGGGCTTCCGCCTGGCGATCTTTTAGTAAATATCAATGTCATGCCACATCCTGCATTTGTTAGAGAAGGAATGAATTTATTAAGAGATGTAATGGTAGATTGTTTTTCAGCAATTACAGGTACAAGTGTAGCATTTGTCACATTGGATGGTAGAAGACTTGAAGTTACCATTCCACCTGGAATACAAGCCGGAACTACTCTTGGATTAAAAAATGAAGGTATGAAAGATAATAAAGGCAATGTAGGAAAACTTTATGTAAGAGTTAATATACAAATTCCTACACACTTGTCAGCAGAAGTTCTTGATTTAGTTGAGCAAATAAAAAATAAAATTTAAATA